CGGACTGACAAACATTCGATCCGACTGATACATTGTTATTGCCATATATTTTTATCTCCTTTAATTAATTACTTGATGATGAAAAAAGATCCGTTTTACCGAACCTAAGATTTCCGAATTCAACTGTCATCAGATCACTGTCACTGGTTAACGAATAACCCGACAAGACTGATTTATAAAGTTTTCCATTGTAGTAAATATTGGACTGCAAGCCTAAATGTAATTTACTTAATGGAAAGAAATTATTATCAATTGGCATCGAAAATTGAATATCGTGACTGTAAGTGTTGGCCGATAATTCCGTACTAGCAATACTGTCGTTACTCGGGTTATCTGTTGCCGTTTTGTCGTAAAGATAAACGTGAACCTGTGTCGGTTGAGAAACATTGTTATTCAAAGAACTAACAACCGTGCCATCACTTTGTAGCCAATACTTGGCAATAATAGACGGACTTTCCATGTTCGTGGAAGCTTTGTCAACGATCCAAAGTTCGTTATTGTAACCACGCAACAACCGGCTGTCCGATACCGTCCAATTGTTAAAATTATAAATATTGTTTTTAAAATTCCAACTATCCGTAACCTGGTGAATATCAAACTCCGGATAATAAAAAGGAATGCCGTTTGACATTCCTTGTTTAATATCTTTAATCCCAATTACAACGTTGTGCAGTTTAAAACCTCTGATTAGATAATCAATAAAATTGCTGGTTTCAACTCCGTCGGAAGTTGTAATCGCATAAGCCGTTGTGGTCGATGTGGTAACCGAATGACCGAAAATATTGCCGCTATTTGATGCAATATATTGAGCGATCAGCTTTTGTATATGAATCTCATAGGATTGTCCCGATCGACCCAATACCATTATTTCACCGTTTAAAGCGTTCCATATATAGTTAGCCGTCAACGTGTCTAGGCTGGTACTATCGTCCATATCAACAGCAGTTAATTGGCCATAATACAAGAGCGTATTCGTATTGGCTATTTTAATGGCAATATAATCGCCTAATTGGCTAACCCCACTGTCATATAAGACAAAGGTCGAAGAAGTATTCTGGACTGCGTCCATTGACAAGCTGTAGCTTAAGACAGGATAAATACCACGAATAGTTAAATCTGCTTTAAAAATTGTTGCTTGTAATGAAAGACTCATACTAATAGCCTTTCTTCTTTAAAAGTCATTGACACATCGGCTGTGGCATCGATGTAAAACAGCGCCGTACTATTGCCCTTTGGAATCTGAACAAAGTTGGTCTTTGTAAAATCTTGAAGTTGAGAGACATCGCTATAAGAACCATCAGGATTGTAGACTCGGGCATACTGATTATCCGGATAAGAACTGACAATCAGCTTCTGGTTAGCAGCCAATTGTAAGGTAAAGGCATCGGTTGCGACAATCTGACCATCTTGCATAATCACCCAACTCGGATTTGCACATGGTCCGATGATCGTAATCACACAAGGCGAGCCATCCTGCAAACCAAAATATTGAGAATCATTTTGCAAAAGTATGGCTTTTTCGGCTGAATTACGATTAGATTCGATATAAACGTAATAAGGATTGTAGTAATAAGCGCCTTGTGCACCACCATAAATCTTGCCGTAAGTCGCTAGTCCAGGATCGGAATCATAGCTTTTATAAACGGCTGATTTATTGTTGTACCAAGCGTTAAAGAATTCCAATACAAAAGCTTCGTTTAATCGGTCATAAGCTCCGACCGTACTTCCACCAAGCTCAGTTTTGCTCAAACTTTGCAAATTACAATCACGATACCAGCTTCCGGCATCGGTATCGTATTCCAGCGTATAAGGCTGGTAAGCCAAGAACTCGGCAAAGTCAGAAAACGATTGATATGATTGACTTTCAATATCGCCAAATTTGATATAAACCTGAAAAGGATTAGAAGCTGGATCGCTCATCTGTGAGTGAGTTTTTAAAAAACTTGTTTCATAAGCTGAATAGGTATTTTGTAGAATTAGTCCTAAACCGGTCGGAGTATAAGCCCGTAAACTATTTGTATTCAAATCAACGGTTTCACCACGTGCGTTTGTTAGTTTAAACATCAGTTTGTACTCCTTCCTATCATGCTGATAATGTTTTTAGTAAGTGTGGCTTGCTGTCCAGGTGTTAATTTCTGATTACCGGCTTTAACTTCGCCCAGAATTGAACCAACAACGTTAGTCAACACGTTTATAAGCTGGTTATTTTGTCCCAGCAAAGTTTCAACTTTGGAATTATCAGACGCCAACGCTTGATTACCAGTTATCTGATTGGCTTGTTTTAATAACTCAACAGCTCTTGAACGTTTATTCTGACCCAGTGGGACAGCCATTTCTATGCCATCTTCGCCAAAAATAGAAGGTGTGGTGGCAATTCCACCATTTGCATAGCCGTGACCCTGACCTAAATAATAAAGAGTTGAGCCGTAACGGCCTTTGGCATAAGACAATGCCGCAAGCAAGTTATCATAACCGTTAAAAATATCTTTATGGCCAGGAAAAGCGTGGGCGTTAAACGTAGCTGAAATCGTCTGCATCAAGCCTTTAGCCAGATCACCGGAAATCGTATTCGCATCGGTATAGCCATGTTGAGTAACGGTTGGATTGCCACCTGATTCGGTTTGAATCTGACGCAATACCTTGTTGACCATTTCTGCGCTGGTTGATAAACCGTTAGCTTTTAAAGCTCTTTTAACATCGTCTGTCCAGCGAAGCACACTTGTACCGGTCGGGTTTCCGTGTTGTCCTCCACCGTCTTCATCCGATCCAGAAACCAACTTACTAAGAAAACTACCAATGCTCTTAACTCCACTATCAACCATGCCTTTAGAAATCTGGTGACCAGCGTCACCGACTTCTTCAATTGAGTTGATATTAAAGGCTTTTGACGCAATGCCTTCCAAAGTTTTAACAGGGTCAGTGAGTTTAGACAGTACCTTTTCGGCAGCATCGGAAATATTATCAAAAATATTCGAAGCACCTTTACCGACAGAACTAATAAACGATGAAAGGCTATCAGTCCCAGACGCATAACCTGGCATCGTTTTGCCAAGGCCACCACTAAACAGCTTTGCTGTGTCCCTAGCGTTTAAGATGTGGTCGCCTGGATTGAGGTCGACTATTTGAGCGCCATGAGTTCCAACAAAATCGACTTTGCCGGAATAAGGTTGATACCTGGCTTCAATGCCAGCTTCACCAACTAGCGCCCGTCTAGCGCTATTATGGCTAGTTCCAACTGAATAAGCCGGCATGTCCATCGCTGAATAGCTATAATCTTTGTCGCTAGTTTTAATTCCCTTTTGACCAAAGAATTTAACAATTCCGTTGAAAAACCCGGAAATTCCTTTCCAAATCCCTTGTAAGCCAACACCTTGTTTACTGCTGGCTTTCATTGAACCGTTAGCCTGGTTAACAGCGTGAGTTATAACACCGTGTGATTGATCGCTTGCTGCCTTTTTGATCTGATCTTTTTGATCTCTAGCATGTTTGATCGTGGTATCGTGTTGCTTTCTTGCGGCATCATCGGTATCGTTTTGCTGCTTTTGTGCCTTAGAAACAACTCCGTTATATTGATCCCAAGCTAATTGATCGGTTTTTTCTTTCTGATCTTTAGCTTTATCAATGGCATCTTTACGCTGCGTTTCAGCCCACTTCGAATTACCTTTAAATTGGCTTTTAGCAGCGGCAACGGTATCGTTGTATTGATCTTTGGCCGCTTTAGTAGTTTCTTTTCTTTGACGTTCAGCCGCTTTAGTAACATCGTTGTATTGCTTATAAGCAGCTTTAAATATACCGTCTCTTTTTTTATTAGCCAGACTAACAGTCTCTTTGTAATCTTTTTCAGAATTATTAAGGGCTGTTTGAAGTTGCTGATTGGATAACTTACCTTTATTTTTGGTAAGATTCTGCATAATGCTTAACTGCTTGTTAGAAGATAACTGAATCTTGCCCGCAAGTGTTGTATGCAATTTTGCTTCGGCAACCGTTGTAGAAGTGGCATCTTTTAAAGTCAGCTTATTAATAGCTGATTTTTCTTTACGTTCTTCTTCTTTAACGGCTTTGGACTTGTTCTTTTCGTCCCTTTGAACCTGTACGGAATCTATTCCGTAATGGTTCTCATCTGCAATAATTTTTTTACTCCACTTACTTTTAGTGGAACTAATCTTTTTATTCCAAGTTTCTTCAAGTGACTGGCGTTGTTGAGCATAATACTTAGTTACGGCAGTTCGATCAGATTGGCTCATCTTTTCAAACTTCGAGCCCAACTTGCCTTCGTTTTGAATGTCTTGTAAACGTTTTGTATATTCTGCTTTGGTTAGATCACCGTTTTTATAAAGTAACTTAACATCGTCTGTATCACGCTTTTGCTTTTTTGCGTAATAATCTTTGGCTTCTTTATCAAGCTTGCTATAAGCCGATTTAGTACTAAGCTTAGGCGGTTTTAATTTAGTCTTGGATAAACCTTTTTGAATCTGTTTGCCAAGCATTCCACCTAATTTATCGCCACTAAGTGAACCGATACCTGCGCCGATAGCAGTTCCAATACCAGGCAATATTGCTGTTCCAATTGCTGTACCGGCTGCTCCACCGGCAAGGTTTCCGGCAAAAGAACCGGTTTTAGTACCGACATTCTTTTTATTCATGCCAATTAAATCAGTAGAAGCGCCGACTAGGTCTAATACTCCAGTGCCGCCAGCTAAAAGCTTACCGGCTTTAGTTAAACCTCCTAGTTTGCCCAAAAGACCTAATTTGCTAGTGTCTTTGGCAACTGTACCGGCATCTTTAGCAACTGTACCAGCTTCTTCGGCAGTTTTACCGTCTTTAGCAACGTCTTCGACTTCATTAACATCTTTTGAGACTTTGCCACCTTCCGAAGAGGTTCCTAAAGAACTACTGCCTTCGGCTGATGAAAGTTCGTTATTTTTGGCAAGAACTTTATTTTGTTCTTTTAAGGCGGCTGTTTCTGATTTAATGCCAAAGACTTTAGCAGCCCACTTAATCCCGTCACCGATCTTGTCAAAGGTCTTTAAAGTAGTATTAACAAACCTGATACCGGTGTTAACCGCTCCGAAAGCTTTTGATAAAAGAAAAATACTTGCGGCTGTTTTAGCAACTGCTTGCGGGTGGTCAGCAACCAATCCCATAAAAGGCTTAAGCAATGTGTTAGCAATGCCTAGAGAATCGATTAGAACTCTAAAGCCTTCGCCGCCCATTTCCTTAGTCATTTTAAAGAAATTAACTATTTCAGGAGCGTTTTTAGCAATATCATTAGAAACGTTCGTGATGCCTTTTGCAATTCCGTTTAAGCCGTTATTTAAAGTATCCGGGACAGATTTAAGGTTATAGGCCTTTGCAAAAGCCTTTGTGATCGTGTTAAAACCTTTTTCAGCCGATTCACCAATTTTAGCGAACTCGGTATCGACTTTCTTTTCAGAAACCCACTTGGAAACAGCCCCGTAAATCGGGTTTTGAGCTTGCATGATCGGT